GCAAATCTTTCTCCAATTACCGTCTAAGAATTTACCAGTTTTAGATGACTTGTTAAAGAATATATAGAAAACTTGGGCTAAGAGGGGCCCTTGGCAGCCTGTGCAGCTTTCCGCGCATGGGTGGCCTACTTCGTTGCCTATCTCCCAACAGCCCCTGCTGTCTCCTTGAGGCAGTGATACAGACTCTTCCCACTTCTCTTACATTTTATGACACCGTCCTGTTTCTGAATGGCAATGCATTCTTCCAGCAGATTCGTGTTCCCTGTTCCCTCAATCCTAGAGTCGGCAATTGCTGAGAGCCCGTGGCTAGCTACCACCAGGAAGCAGCTTCCTGTAGCTTGCAGAGGTAGACCAACAACAACACCAATACTCCCGTCCCCCTGCGAGGGGCTCCAACACTCAGCAAGGACACCGTCGCAAAGGCCCCAAGCAATTGAGGCAAGCAGCTCCCTGAGGGTGACCTGGTCGCCTATCTGCAGCCTGTGGCCAATGATCAGAAATCTCGGAGGCGGGATTATAGCAGTCTGATTCAACTTTTTGTAGTTCTTTCCTCTTTCTCCTGCTGCTGCTTTCTTTGCAAAGTAGCCACCAACCAGCCCTGGGCAAGCACGATAGGAATCCCCACTCAGATATGGGAACCATTGGGCGTCCTCCAAAGTCTGAATCCTCTCGTCGAGAGCAACCAAACTGACGTACCTAGCCTTCCAGACCTCAATGCGAACACACACTCTTAATAGAGAGTTATGGTCCTTCATCATCTGAATCATAGCTGCGTCCCCTGAGGCTTTTATCACCTTCATCTTTGAGCCCAGTGCAGGCACACAGGTTGCGCAGTATTCAGTCCATCTGCTGGTTAATATAAGGCTCCTTCCGACCCTCATCCCTGCTTCTGGTGCCTTCCTTGATTTCTTAGCGTTCTCCCTCTCTCTCTTCTTTTCACTGGCTCTCAGAACCTTAGCCTCCTGACCATCGAGGGAGTGAGTGTGCATTTTAAAGAGAAATGCAGCAGCATCAGATATCACACTGTTGTCCTCCCTGTTAAAGGAACTTCCAAACACATGACCACAAGCTTCGTTGAAAACCTCAAGGTTTCTTGGGAGTTCAGCTTGTACCTGCGAAGTGCTGGGTGAACTTTCATCCATTGCTACCTCTGGTGCAACAGTGCTGGCAGCTGCCATACTAGTCTTTGTAGTTCTCACCATTTTCAGTTTATTAAGTTAGCTATTCTGGGTAATAGGAGTAAACTTTGG